AGCTAAGAGCCTTACAGAACGTAAGCAGAGCCATAGCTCCTTCGGCTTGATCGGCATAAGGTTTTCCCTCGCCGCAGTCAATGTCTAACCAAAAAGCCTTAACATTTTTGACGTTGTCTGTTGTGCGAGTAGAATGCCCTTCATATTTAGAACAGGCAAAATAAACATCGTATTGTTTACTTAAAAGATTTTGTATCTCCTTTTCTGCTTCTACCAGTGTCTGCACAAAAATTTGTTTTGGCAGTCCTTTTTTCTTTAGTCCAACGACGCAATACCACCCCTCGGTGGACAGCACCGCTGATAGCAGATCTGTTGTTGCCATTGTTAACCTAAGTTGGCGTTATTTTTTAAAGTCGCAACCACTTCCTCAATTTTTTCAACATGTCTTTTGCGGGGCATTTCTGTGCCTTTGAACCACTTGTAAATGGTCATACGGCTTACTTTAAAAAACTGCGCCACATCAGCAACTGGAATATCTTGAGTAATGCACAACCTCCCCAGCATTACGCCGGGGTGGGTTGTGGGAGCGTTCTTGTTTACCTCAACTAGCTTTAGCGAGTATCCGCGATTCTCGACCATGATCACTCATCATCGGTGGACCATTGGTTTAGAACATCAGCGAATTCTTTCTTAGCTGCTGGCTCTGCGTTCTTCTTGGCAGTTTTCTTTACCGGCTCTGCAACTTCAGCTTTAACCGCAGGGGGTGCAATCGCCTTTGACTTAGTGCCATCCGTTTGAGCAGGGGTTTGAATAACAGCAGACTTAGCAGCGGGACTGTTACCCTTTTCTTTAGCGGCTTCCCACTCGTCGCGGTTCAAGAACCGAACCGGCTTAAACACCAACTTAGGTGTGGCACTGTCTGAGTCAAACCGCATCTCAGTAACCAGGGTGTTGATGTTTTTTCCCTGTGAACCGACATACTTGGCGTATTGTTGGAACGGCATTTTGTCCAGATCGCCACGGCCAAAGATTGAAGTCGGCGCAAGAGACAATTGAAACACATCTCCACCAATATCGCTTTCCAAGACTACTGCAAGACGCTGTTGATACCGACATGCCTTAGAGTCACCTTGCCCAGAACCCTTAATGTTTTGTGAGCAACCGTCACAGGTAGAGTTTTGTGGGGACTCAATGCTTGCGTCAGGCGTAATGCCATCGTTAGACCAGCAGTCGGGTGCTGACGTTTCACCTGCAACATAGGCATTGGCGTAAAACTGTCGGGACACTCGCGGGTTGCCATTAACAATAACCACGTTCATAGAACGGTTTTCGTTTTTAGCAATCTCCTCGCCGTTAACCATCATGCGAAAGACACCGCCACGCACCGAGATGCGCTTTAGTGAAGTGTTACCCGCTAACGATTTAGTTAGATCGTCAAGTTCAACTTCTTTTAAGTAGTCGGGAAGGTTTTGGTTAAACAAAGCAACATCGCTCATCATTTTCTCCTAATGGTGATTTCATACTCTTGATCCACATTTAATCCCGGTGGATGCACATCGGGTCGATCCTCTAAAAACTCACGCATATTTGTCTGATGTATGCGCTTTTCCAACAACTCCATAGCACCATGTTCACGCATGAAGCCATAGAAACTTTCCCAATCATTAGTCCAGTACCGATTCTTAATTGTTCGGTAGGCTGTACCATTTTCGGTTTTAAAACTTGTAACGCCGGTTTCCTTAGATATCTTCAGCAACTCTTCTTTTAGAGTCCGCATCTGCTCATCAAGGGTCGCAATTTTACCATCGTACTCGCGCGTTAAATCTTCTTTAGCGTTACGAATTTTGATGTAAACGGCGACGATCTTATCTATGGCCTTATCCATATATGTCCTCTTGGTTGTTTTTTACTATTGTATCTAAAAACTGTACTTTGTCAAGTATCTAATTCTTTTTTGTACAAATCAATTATCTTAGTGTGGAAATCTAATTTGCTTTGCAGCATTGCATACAACTTTGTTTCTACGGGACTGCCTTCGATATGCACCACAGTTACAGGATTCTTCTGCCCTTGCCTGTGCGCACGCGAGTTAGCCTGCAAGTATGTCTCAATAGATGTCACTGGGGCATACCATATAACAACGTTTGCAGCAGTTAATGTTACCCCATGTGCAGCGGCTTGTGGCTGTATTAATAAAACTTTGGGGTTAGGGTTTTCCTGAAAGCGCTTGAAGATGTCTGTACGTTTATTGACGCTTACAGAGCCGTTAATAACTTCTGACTCTATTCCTTGTTTGGTAAGGTAGTCTTTTAGTAGATTAATAGTGTGAGTAAAAGGTACGAAAATCAATACCTTATGTGAGGCTTCTTCAACTACTTCTTGAATTACCTTGAGACGGTTTGATACATCGAATTCAATTACGTTGCCGTTGTCGGTGTAGACCGCACCGCCTGAAATCTGTAGTAATTTAGTCAGGCTTGAGGCGGCGTTGACAGCCGATACCTCTTCTCCAGCAGCGGCAATAAGCATATCTTTCTTTAGCTGCCGGTAGTATTTCTCTTGCTGCGGGGTCATGGGGACATACCGAGATGTGTAAAGCATTTCCGGCAAGTCAAGGCATTCTTCTTTCGTATACCGAATGGCGGGCTGCAACAGGTCATGCACGACTTCGTTTGCTTTCGGCTTTGGTATCCATTTGAACCTAGTCAGTTGATACATAACAGTATCTCTGAACCCACCCAAGGTCATCGGCGCTCTCTCGGGTACACAAAGTTTGACAAGTCCGTAAGCATCAAGTGGGGACTGCGCAGCAGGGGTGCCGGTCATCATCCATAGCCATGTGGTCGGTTGGATAATGTCTTTCATTACCTTGAAGCGCTGAGTGCGAGAACTCTTATAGGCGTTTGCCTCGTCAATAATAATTAGGTCAAACTTCCCATTTTTGATGTCATCTTTTACAACTTCTACCCCATCAAAATTAATAATGACGTAGTCTGCCCCGCCATTAATGATCTCGGCTCTTTTTTGTTTGGTTCCATAAGCAACGTCTACGTGCCTGTGAATTGCAAACTTAAATAGGTCTGCTTGCCATGCGGATTGCATAATGGATAGGGGACAGATAACTAATACCCGACGAATGATCTTTGCGTTCATCAGGTAGTCAGAAGCCCATATGGCAGAGGCCGTTTTGCCTGTGCCTTGCTCGTTAAAACAGAATGCCCGTCTGTGTAAAGTCAGAAACGATGCTGTGTCCCTTTGATGTTCCATCGGCTTATGCAGCCCCGGCCAATCGTAGTCGCGCTGAATTGGGGACGGTACTTTTTTAATTCGTAACTTACGCAAAGCTTGGGCCTCAGACAGCCCCCAGTTGACGGCTACCTCACTAACTTCCCCCTCTTTTTGTACAACTTTGCTCTTCTTGATTGTTTCTGTAATACGGCTAGGAAACTTAGTCTTAACTAGCAGTATCCGGTCATTTATTATTTGCACGCTTCTTTTCCCGTGGGCTAACTTCTGAAATTAACTTTTGTTTGGAGTCACGATCAAACGAACGATTATTGGCTGCTGACGTAACTTTTAAACCATCTTTATGTGAGCCACCTTTAGACAACGCCTTGACGTGATGTACGTCTTTGCCATCCCCCTTGCTAACTTTGCCAGCCTTTTCCATGATTCGCCGTGCTCGGTTGCGCTCAGCACGCTTCTTTTTAACCATCTCGGTGCCATCATAGTTTTCGTATTCTTGCTTGTAGTTGCGGTCAGCTTTGTTTGCGTAGGGCATGATAGTCTCCTAATAAGGTTTCCCAAATTGTGGATTATCTTTGATACCTAAGTCAAGGGCCAGCCGCTCGTTCTCGTCTTTAACCCTGTGATAAGCCTGTCTCAAGTTCTCAATTTCTCTGTGCAACCGCTCGATCTCGGCTTTGTATTCAACTGGTATGGCGTAGAGGGAATCGGTATAACCCAGTTCTTCGTTTTTAAACGACGCAACGTGCCCGTACTTGTTCATCCAAACCAAAGGACTATGTGACTGCGCTAGTGCCTTGCGTAGATTTTCTTTTGTTGAGGGCCATGAGTTTGGGCTTGTTGCATTCTCCAAAGCCGTCAACGCCAATTCTGCTGCGTCGCGTAAGTCGCTCATTCTTTCACCTTATAAAACTTCTTGGAGCCGATACGCACTATATCGGCAATGCCGTTCTCAACAAACCTGTGCAAAACACGGGCTACTTTGTTATCGCTCACAATCCATTCTTTTGCAATCGTCTTTGCTTGAACGGGAGTTTTTGGGTGAGAAAGTAGATACTTCCACACCTTCTCCTCAAAGTCGGTCATCTCAACTGCCACTGTTTTTCTCCTGTAAATACATATCGACATCTGACATCAAACTATAAAGTTCTTGTAATAACTCGGGGCTTGGGTCAGTTATGTTTTCACTGATTAATTGAATTACTTCGTTTACATTTAGTTCTTGCCATTCCGGCTGCGCTAGTGCTTGGCGTAGTGTTGGAATTACTACTTCGTCTAATTCCGCTTTGGCGGCGCCCTTTTTTGGTAGTTCATTTTTACTTAGTAATTCTAAAGCATCCAACGCCATCTCTGCTGCTTT